ATTTTTTTAAAGCAATAATCAGGCCGCACCGGAGAGGTGGCCGAGTGGTCGAAGGCGCTCCCCTGCTAAGGGAGTATACGTCAAAAGCGTATCGTGGGTTCGAATCCCATCCTCTCCGCCACAATATTTGTGTAAGTATTTGTTTTCTATTTGGTTTTTAGACAGTTTTCTGGCTTGCCCTAACCGCAGTCCTAATCGCGGCCGCTGTGGAAAACTGCATCTTCCCCCTGTTTCTTGGCTTCTTGACCGAAACTCGAGTTCATTTTCCAGAGTTTAACCGAATCAAGTGGAGGCGATATGAATCACATTACCTGCAAATGTGGCCGCGTTTACGAAGAGAAAGAGATAAAGCTACCCGTTCGTGATCGAGATTCGTTTAGTTGCGCATGTGGGGAAGTGTTGCGCGAGTGGAATGGCGGGGTCTGCTATATCCACCGATTGGTCAGGAACGGTTCCGTTCAATCTCGACAGGAGACATAGATGGTCGATCCGGTGGTGACATTTGGGCAGATGCGGGCCGCTTATCGGGCAGCTGGGGATTTGATGCGGCTCGACATCGATGACGAGGTCAAACACATAGAGCATTGCTGCGGGATCGAGAATGCCAAGTTCGATCTCCATATGATTGACCTAGTCCAGAGAATTGTAGCGACGTTGGAAATTATCAAGTCTATCGATAAAACTTAACGGCGAGACTCATCTGCCTCCAACGCTCATAAAAGTTGCATTGAAAACTGCTTACGTACTAGCGGCAAGACGGCGACTCGTGTCATTGAAGTATTTCGATGGAGGAGCCTTTGACGGACGGCCGCTTTACAGTATTCGGAAAATGGCTTGATAAGCACAAAATCACCATGGCGCTGATCATTTCTGCCATTGGTCTCGCTGTCATAAAAGATCTTGGTGAAATTGTTTTCGAATGGGAAAAGCCTTGGTGGGCGCTGTTGCTATCTTTAGGGGCGATAATTGTTACATTATTCTGCGCTTGGTTTGGAAGTATTGGTCAAAGTAAACTTGCCAAAATAAACTCGGATTTGTCCGATCAGCTAGAGTACGCCGAAGCCTTAATTCAAAACTTTGGAAGCGATTACTTTGATCTGTGGGATAACAGATTGAGGGTCCTCTCCGAAGTTCTAGGCTTCGATGCAAGGGATCGAATAAGCGTATATCGTCACCAAGACAACACTTTCACGATGGTCGGGAGGTACGCGGTGCTTCCAGATTACGATAAACCAGGACGGGGGGCCTATCCAGTAGGTCAAGGCGTCATTGGAAGCGCTTGGCGGGCTGGTGACGGCAAGTGCGTGGTCCAAGACATGCCCGACCCAATTACCGATCTGGAATCCTATTGCTCCCGTAGCAAAGACGATTGGAACCTGCCTTCGGCTGTGACGAAAAAACTTGGCATGAAGTCGAGGTCAGTCGCAGCGTTCGCTTTGAACGATCATACAAATTCTACGCGAAGTGCTATAATTGTTTTCGAAAGTACTGAACCAGGGCGTTTTTCGGTCGATACGCTCGAACATCACGTCAACGGCACGACAGGCAAAGATATTGCGCATCTATTGAAAATTCTCGGCGAACGCGAGCCGTCGCTCACTTTCGCGGCATCGAAGGGTTTCTGAAAATGGCCACTATCCGAGACGCTGTTGCCTATCTTGTAGCCAACTATCCGCACAAGGACGAATTATCGAAGGCCCGCCTAACGAAAATGGTATATCTTGCAGACTGGAAAGCTGCATTAGACCATGGCAGGCAGATCACCGATATCGACTGGCGATTCCATCACTTTGGTCCTTATGTTGACGACGTGCATCGTACTGCACTTGAGGATCCGGCGTTTGTAGTGAAATTGGAAAGAAACTACTACGGTAATCTCAAAGAACGAATTGAACTGGTCGATCCTTCTCGTACGATGGTAACACTGCATCAATGGGAAAAGGACATTTTCAAACACGTCATCAATGAGACAAAGCCACTTAACTGGAACGCATTTATCAAGCTCGTCTACTCTACCTACCCGATCCTTTCAGGCTCCCGCGGCGCGCGGCTAAACTTAGTCGAATCTTCAAAAGCCTATAAAGAGGTCGGAGCGACACTCCAAACCCATTGATCTAGGATACCTTTCCTGTCGGCTATGGCCGAAAAAAACGATCGAATTCGGAGAAAAAAATGGCAGACAATGTTGTGCATATCGGTGAAAATTCACCGGAGAGAGTAGCGTTCGTTTTGATGGAGCGTGTTCTCGGGGTTGAAAAAAAGTCTTTCCACACCAGCCCCCCAACTGGTCATACGACATTGACCCGAAAAGAGATATTGGATGCTTACGCCGAGTGCCTCGAAGCTGTGAGAGGTCGCCGCTAGCAAGGCAGAACCAATCAGAAGAAAATTTCAGTGCAGGCGGGCCGGGGGTCTCTTTTCACAAACCAGACCCGCCAGCCGGTTCCTTCATAGCTGCCAGCCGTCCAAAGCGGGTTAAGGATCTCGGCGGCCTTCATCGCCTCTTGAAAGCTGTCGACATGCTTGACGATAATGTCGATCAACTCGCTGACGGTCATGTCGCGCTCGACGGTGAAATCCTCGGATTCAAATCCGGCGTGAATGATGGTGTCCGTGGGCAATAAGCTGCACGCATCTCCCAGGCTCATCAACTATCAAAAGTGATAGTGACTATGCGGCCCGACGAAACCATCCATCGAAAACCGCCACGGTGAGCGGCTGCGGGAACGCTATGACAGCTGCGGCCTTTTTCCTCACCTTCAAGGCACGTTTCTTGCAGTCTACGGAGCAATACATCGCCTTGCTGATTTTGGCCACGAATGACATTCCGCAACAGACGCACTGCTTTTCAATCCGAGCGGTCTGATAGCGGTGCGCTGCTCCGCATCTCATGGAACAGTGTTGGTTGGTGGGTTTATGCGGCTTGAATTCTGTTCCGCAGTGGAGACATGGCTTAACGGGAAGTGTGGTCATGGATATGTTCCGACACCGGCGAGTGCAAAACATCTGATCGGAACCCTCCCTGATAGGTTGGTAGGACGCTTGGCACTGTATGCACTCCCGCGGCTTCGTCTTCGCCTGGTAGAGTATGCGATAAGCTGCTCGGCCCAAACTGTCTTTAAAGGGCTGCGTCCCATAGCTGCGATACTTCAGCGCCGCAGTAGCGCATGCGACTCCGCAAAACCGCTCTCGCCTGTCGATCTGGAACTGCGCAAGGGGCCCTTTGCAAAAGTTGCACGCTTCGATCGGAGCCGTATATTCCGGCTGTCCTTCCGCCCATGACGGCCGCGCGCCCTTCGCCAGTTTCTGAAAAGCCGCCGTGATCAACGCAGCAGACTCAACGTCAGATGCAGTCCAATCATGGCCTGCAATGCACAGAGCTGATCGCAGGCCGGCACGTGTCGAGCCCTCGTTCTCCCACGCGCTGAAGCGAAAGTCATCGAGAATCTCCATGACCTGCAGAATGACGTGCTTTCGGCGCTCGCCTTTGACTATCTGTCGAGGCTTGTGCTTGTCTCGAAGACGGGAGTTTCTGGCATCGACATATTGCGACAAATAGACCATTTGCATCACCCGAACATGGCGTCAAGAAGCCCCGCCGTCACTGGCGAGGAGGAGATTGGTGGCAGGGTTTTTACGCCCTCAGGCGCTTCGCTCTTCGGCCGGGACTGGCACTCCAGATATGTGCGATCCAATGCCCGCAGAATTGCAACATGGCGCGGCTCGATCGGCCAGCTCGTCAACTGCGCATAAGCGAGAATCTCGGAGTGGCTGATCGGATTGGGACCGGCCGCGTGGTATGTGCGCGCCTGGTGCAGATCAATGAACCAGCGGAAGAGCAGATCGCCGCCGGCAGGAATGCGCGGCACGGTCGGTGCCTGCGCTTCCAATTGCCGTTTTAGCTCGCCGCACAGCAGTTCACGCAGGTTGCTCATCTCGGGCTACCGTTCATGTAAAGCTCGTTCTTTTGAGCGTTGTTTCGCTGCACCAACTTTATGCTCTGACTTTGCGCCTGCTGAAGGATCTGGCCGATGAGTTCCGGCGACAGGCTGATCGTGATCTCGCTCGTGCCTCCGGGCGTTGACTGACCGGTGGTGCCGCCACTGTCGCTGACCGAGACACCGAGGCGGCCGCTGGAGTCACGGGCTAGCGGCATGATGGCTTCAGGGCCAGCCTCGCCCATCAATCCAGCGCCCTTGGCGAAGGCGAATGTCGTTGGCTGGTTGACGATCTGGTTCGAGAAACCGTTGATGCCAGTGGCGAATGCACCGCCCTTGGCAAAGGGTCGTGTTGCTGGAACCGGTCCGACTTTCGGCAGGGCAGCAAAGCCACCGTTGCCACCGCCGAACAGCCCGCTGAAGATCGAGGAAAGCAACCCACCGCCGCTACCGCCGGCAGCACCGTTCACCTTGAAAAGCGCGTCCAATACGTCGTCAATCAAGGTATCGGCAATGCGTTTCAAGCTGTTGACGGCGACGTCGCCAAGCGCTTCCCAGAAGCTCTTTCCACTTTCGATAGCACCGAACAAGTCGTCCAGTCCGGCTTTGGTTAGATCGCGGTAGAGGAGCATCTGCTCGTCGGCATTTCGCCGTGCTTCTTGCTCTTGGTAGATGGCCTCATTCAGCGAAATGATCTTGTTCCGCTCTTCATCCGTGGCGGCTGCGCCTGCCTTCCTGGAGGCCGCAGAGGCGCGTTTGGCTGCATCCGATAGGTTGACGACGCGGAGCTCCTCTTCAAGCTCGTCAATGAGCTCCTGAACGGCTTTCTGCTCACGCTCCGCCTGCGTGACCGACGCGGATCTCGACTTCTTGGCAGGCGTTTCGGGCGGCGCCTTGTAAGCCGGTGGCGTCCATCCACCTGAGGATTTCGGAACGAAGTTCATCACCTCCGGCCGGTTCTCCAACTCGCGGATCAGGGCGTTTTCCTGTTCATCGAGTTGGCGCATCTTGATTTCGTGCGTGCCTCTCGCCTTGGTGCGCTGGCGGTCATTCAGGCGGCTGTCTGCGGAGTCGATATCTGCGATCGCCTTGGCCACTTCCTGCTTCTGCCGCATCACGTCATTGATGTTTCCTTGGATTGTGGAGGAGCGTCTTTTGTCTACGGCACGCAGCGACTCCAAAAAATCCACCATGGAGTCAACGACGCTGACGATGGCTGATTTGAGGGTGTTGCCCACGGTGCTGGAGATCGCATTGAACTGGCGGTCAATCTCCTGCGCCTTCGCAATGACGTCCTCATCCAGCACGTGACCGAAATCGTTGGCGGCCTTGATCTGAGCACGGATACCGGCTTCACCTTGCTGGAGGAGCGACACCATTCGCTCGCCGCCGGTACCGCCGAACAGTTCATCAAAAATGCGGATGCCGGCTGCTGTGTCCTTCAACATCCGCGTTCGCTCGATGAGGAGCAGCATCAACTCGGTCGGATCTTTTAGCTTTGTCTTGACCTCTTCAGGGGTCAGCCCGAGACGCTGGAAAGCTTCGGCCGCGCTGCCCTTTCCGGTGACGGCAAACTCATCGGCGCGGAGCTGGAGTTCTTTCAGGCCATCGGTGATGGCATCGACGGGGATTCGCGCCTGCTCGGCGACATATTTCCATTCTTGAAAAGCCTTGGACGACAGGCCAGCCATGCGCGCCTGATCGCCCAGTTCGGCAACCGACGCGGTCACCTGCTTCACGGAACTCAGGACACCGGCTATGCCGGCGCCGATGACGGTGCCGATCAAACCACCCGCGAATGCTTTGCCGACGCCGCCGATTGACGTGCCGACCGTGGCCATCGCCTGATTGATCCGGGTGGACGACCGCTTGGCGTGCTCCTCCATTTCCGACGTCGCGCGCTTCGAGGACTGGGACATTCGGCGGAATTCGCGCTCGGTCGTGCCGCTGGCGCGAGCCATGTTGCGTTCAAGATCTTTGATCCGCGCTTCAAGCAGGATGACAAGGCGCTCTTCATCGTCCATCACGTTCTCCTCAGGCGTAAGCCCAGTTTTCGAGATCATCCATATCGGCCGTCTCGTAAGATGAAATTCCGCTCTCACCGGCAGCACACCGCGCGACGGCCATGGCGGTGGCCACGGCGCCGTCGATGCGATCTTTGCTTTTCCCTTTGTGGAAAGACCGGTTCCCCGCGGTGTCGGTGCGGATCGCGATGTTATCGAAGTGCCAACGCAGGATCGGATTGCCACCGTGCTGGAATTGCCGGGCGAGTATGGAGCGCTCCAATTCGTTGATCGCCGGGGACATCGACACCCAGCCCTGCCGGAACTCGACCACCGGCAAACCCTTGTCCTGAAGGTTGTTCAGTGAGTTGCGGGCGAGATGCGGGTCAAAGGCGATTTCGCGGACGTTGAACCGTGCGCAGATTTCCTCGATCTCGGCTTCGACCGCGTGGAAATCCACGACGTTGCCATCTGTGAGAGTGATGAGGCCTTGCTCTTCCCAGGCGCTATAGTTCACGCCGTCCTGGCCTGCCTTGCGAAGAATGTTGTCTTTTGGGAGGAAGAACCACGGATGGACGGCATAACCGTTCTCACGGTCTCCCCAAGCGGCGACGACGGCGGTCAAGTCGCTGGTGCTGGAAAGGTCGACTCCCACATAGCAAGGCGTTTGCTCGGCTTCGAAGCGGTCAAGATCAATTTCGCTACGGCCTTCATCGTATATCGACATGGACACGAAAGGCGACGCGGAGTAATCGAGCCAGGTGTTGAGGTGAAACTGACGAAAGGCATCGCGCTCGGACGGGCGTTCTCGCCCTTCGCGGGCATAATCACGCAGGCCGTCAATATCGGGGTAGCCGAATTCAAGGCCGGGGTTCATAAAATGCCACAGCCGTTCATCTTCCCAGCTTTCGAATTCCTCGACGTCATCACCTTCCCACTTGGATTTTTCAGCTGGATCGGTTTCGAACAGGATCGGCAAGAAGCTCGGGTCTTCGACTTCGCCGGACTGGACCTTGCGCGCATACCCGAGCAGATCAAACGCAAGGTTCTCCTGTCCACGGCCTGCCTGTGTGATGATAACGAGCAGCGCGCCCTTGGCCTTGTTCATGCCGGTGCGGAGTGCCTGCCATGTCTTGCGCGATCGGTCGCCTTCCCATGCGATCAACTCGTCAGCGAGAACGAACTGCGGCGTCTTGCCCAATTTTCCTTTTCCGCCAGATGCCAAGGCTCTGAACTTCGCACCCGAGAGCTTGTGCTCCAGAATGAACGTGCTCTCGTTGAGCTTGAAACGGTTCTCTCCAAGCCAGTCGGTTTCCTTGATGATGCCGACGGATTCCTCGAAGCTGATCGCAGCGTCTTCCTCTGCACTGGCCGCAACCATAGCTTGGCCGCTCGGTTTCCGTTCCCAGCCTGCCGTGTGGAGTAAAGCCAACCCGGCACCAAGCGTTGTCTTGCGGGCACCTCGCGGCAGCAACGCAAACACCGTTCGGACCTGTCGGCGTCCGTCGGGGAATGACGGGCCATAGATGCGGCGCACGATCCGCTCCCAATACCGCGGCAAGTCGAAGCTACCCGATGCGCTCTTCGGATGCTTCAGGCGGCGCAGGAAGTCCACGGCGCGCGCGCCGTAGCCGAAAGGATCTTCGATCTCACTGTCATCAAACAGCCAAGCCGGCCGGCGCGCCTTGATCATGGGCTCCCTCCTTCTTGTCCTGAAAACCTTGTTTCGATCGCGCGGCCGGTGTCAGGCCAAGCTCTGCCGACAGGCGGGCAACCGTCTCCATAGCCTTCGAAAGCATGCCGGCGGCGGGATTCGGTTTTAACATGCCGTGCGCAGTCTTCACGGTAGGGCTGTGCTCCTGAAGCGACTTCTGGCATTCCTGAACCATCCAGCGCGCGACGACGTAGGTTTCCAACACACCGAGTGCGGGAGCGGTCAGGATCTTCCGCTGCACCATATCGGTAGCGATGACGGTCCATTCTGCGACCATGTCCGGGGGAAGAGTTGCGGGCGGTTTGGGAACGCCGCTAAGACCGCCGTCGATAGCTTTGAGATCCGCCTTGCGGCCCCGGGTGCTCATGATGTCACCTTGCGTTCACAGCGCAGCTCCAGACCGACGCGGCGGCCGATCTCCTTCACTTCGCGGATATTGAACTCGCCACCCTGGTACAGGACACGCGACGCGCCGGTGACTCCTGGTAGGAAGCGTGTACGAAAGATGACGACGGTCTCATCGCTGGCGCCGCCCGTCAGAAACTCTTCCGTGCTGCTCTGGATGAGCTGGGCGCGCAAGGTGGCCACGTCTGTCCATGTCTCGATCGGCGTGCCGTACTCGTTCACGGTGTTGGTGAAGCTCTGGATGGTGATAGAGCGGTCTAGTTTTCCGGCTCTCATGATGCCTCCTGTACGAGCGCGTCGACCGTCACCACCGCATGGCTGGTCTTTCCATCCGGATCGCGTAGGAAGCGTGAGCCACGGACGCGACAATCGGCACAATGGAAACCGGTATCGAGCTGCAAATTGGCGCTGTGAATCGCTTTCCGAATGGCTCCGGCAATGCGCTTGCCGATCTCGGTTGACGGCTCTTCCACCCAGATATGCAGGTCCATGTAAACCCGTGTCTGGGTGCGAGCGACGCTCTCGCCCTCATCTACGCTCTGGCCCTCACCGATGACGATTGAGGGGCGCGGGTTCGGACGTTCATTGCGATCGAGGATAGAAGCCGCTGGCACCAAAGCGACAACGTCACCGGATGAAGACAGTCGAGAACGCAAGGCTTTTTGAAGGGCGAGTTCGGCGCTCATCTGCCACCCCAATTCTTCTTTACCGCCGTCGACGCGGCCCGCTTTATGCGGCCCGTGATCTTCTTGCGGAGCAGTCGAAAGGCGGGCCAGAAAAATGGCTGCGCGGGGGCTTCCTGGGTGCCGTGTTCGACCAAATGAGCATACCTCGTATCGGCATTCCCGGCCGTCACCGCCACCGCAAGCTCTGGCACGGTGACGCGGCCACCGGGAGAACTGTATGGCGGCGTGCTGGCACCGCCGGGTGTCACGGCGATGCTATCCTGTAGCGCGCCGGTATCACGAGGCGCCAAGATGCGAGCCGTCACCGCCAAGTCGTTGCCGCTCTTGATGAGCTCCGGCATCATCGCCGCCCGCACGTTCTTGGGGATCGCGTTCAAACGCTGTTTGATGCGGCCAATACCACCGTCGCTAACCAAAGGAATACTCCCGATACTCGCTGACGATGGCCCAGACACCGAACGGCAATTCCTGCGCGCTGACACCGACGAGCGTGGCCTCGCGGTTTTCGTACCAGTGGGCAGCTATCTGGCTGACTGCCTCCACCAGTGCGGGTGGAATTGCCTCCTGACCAGTGCCGCCGAACCGTTCCTCAATCTTGAAACCGAGAAGACGCTCGACATGGTTTTGAGCCGCCGCAATTTTTCGTTCGAGCAGCGCATCATCGTCCGTTCCGAGATCCGGAGAGATGTTCAACTGCTCTTTGATTTGCTCGAGAGACACGATCATCGCGGCCACCTAAACTGTTTTAAAAAAGACGAGCTAATTTCAAAATTTTTCGCACGAGAGACCCGCCGCCGGTTCCCTTGAGGGGTGGAAAGTTGAAGACCACCCCCGGGTTGTGTATCGTTGCTTCAGAGGGGTGACACATGGATAAAGAAGCATTGCGTGCCTTGGTAATCGAGGCAAAAGCCAAGAGCGAAGCCACCAAGGCCTTCGATACACCTGAGAACGAGAAGCGGATGATTGATCTGCTTGCCACGCGAGGTATCAAAGTTACCAAGCTGCGCAAGAAGAGCCCAGAGAGGTACGCGTTCACATCTGGCAATGCTCGTATTGAGCCAGTGTCGCTTCTCGATCTCAACGATATGTGCATCAAGCTCGGCCTCGTTTAAGCCTCAGCATCCACACGTACCACGTTGCTGTTGACGCCAAGTGAGGCGTTCAGCTTCATGACGCTGTTGGCTGCATCGTACTGTTCGGACTGGCTCATCACCTTTGCGACGAACAACCGCTGCGACGGCGTGCCGCCCGCTGGCGCGTCGTTCAGCACCAACTTGAATTCATAATCATGGATGGTCTTCTCGGCCGCGATGAGAGCCTGCTGACCCGGATCGGCGTAATCGATGCCCATGACGAGCTCCATCGTGCCGGCACTGCGCGGACCTTTGAGAGTGCGCGTGCGAGCTGCATCGATCGACGTGAAGTTCACGGCCTCGGACGTGTCGCCAAGCGAACCGAGAGCTTCAAGCTCCTTGATCTCCTTCCACGTCACCGCATTGGCGGCGCTGAAGTCGGCGAGCACGAAATCGGTGTTCTTCTGTTCCTTGGTCACACCGATGTAGAGCTTGGCACCGGCAGTTGCGAAGATGGTCATGTTCTGTTCCTTTCGGTGCGCCGCTCATCTGCGGCGTCGATCGCGTTGCAGCGTTGGCAGCCAGGCCGCCAATTCGATTCAACCATCCTCAAATCTGGACGGCTTCTGATGGATTTCACATGGCGGACCAGGACCGCTGGCGCGCCACACTCACAAAGGTCATTGCCGGGTCTGGCGAGATACTCTTTTGACCGCCGGGACCACTCCTTGTCGTAACCGCGGGCCGAAGCTGTGGGCCGCTTGGCGTCATGGCGGGCTTTCCGGTCCCGATTGTCGCGCGCCACGCATGGGCAGATCACCCCTGAAGGGATGGCCCGTCCGCATTTGCAGATGCTCGGCGCGCGGGTCGGCATCAAGGCAACTGGATATGCTGGTGGCCGAGGAGGGCGATTGCACCCATCTGGATGGACGTCCCACCAGCCTTGGTCAGGGAGAGGCGGACGAACCGCTTCTTACCGATGTATTCCATTTGATAGGCACTCGCCGCCACCAGCGTGGCAGGAACACCGCTGATCACATCGTCGGCAGCCGCATCAGTGTAGCCGCTGCCGGAAACGTCGCTTTCCTGCACCTTCACCCCGAAATCGCCAGCGCCAGTCACGGCACCAGTGTTGAGGATGAACATGAGGCCCTGCGAGCCTTTGCGGTCGATCTCGATGCCATCGGTTGCCGCCGCCTGCGAGGCAGACGCGAGAGCCGGCTTGGCAGCGAGGTTGTGATAAAGTCCTTTACGCATGTTGTTTCTCCTTATGCCGCTGCTATCTTGAGGAACTTGATCGCGTTGAAATCACCGGCGCCGCCGCCTACACGCTTGTAGACGTCGAAGACCACACGGCCCTTCTGGGTAAGTTCATCGCGGTTGATGCGGACGCCTTGGCGATCCACGATCACGTAACCCTGGCGGAAGTCGCCAAAAGCGATAGGCGTGGTGCCTGCGCCAATGTCGGGCATGTTCTCGTCAATCTCCACGCGGTATCCCAGCAGCGGGTGCTCGACGCCTTCGATCAGGTTTCCGGTCGGTGCCCACAGGAAGCGGCCGTTTGCATCCTGAATGGTGCGAAGGCGGACGGCGGTATTCGAGTTCATGACGAACACAGCGTTGGCTTTGTAGGGGCGACGAAGTGCAGAGACGAGCTTGATCAGTGATGCCGTCAGGTTCGCATCGGTCGGTGCCGATGCATGGCCTGCCGCGATGTACTGGTGTTTGCCCCAGGCGCGTTCGAAGTCCTTTTCGGGAGCTGTGCCGTAGTCGAGGAGGCCACGCGGCTTCCCTTCGACGCCATCGCCAGTCCAGAACGCTTCGCCTTCTGTTTCATCGAAGTCATGAACCGCGTTGTTGATCAGCCAGCTCGCGATATCGGTAGCAGCGTCATCGAGCAGATGGCGGGTCGCCACCGGAGCGGCATAAAGCTCCATTACCGGATAGCTTTGCTTGATCAGGTCG